TTCTTGCAACGTTAGATAGAGAGATTGAAGAAGCACGTTCCAAGTCAATTGGATTACAAGGTGCAGCCTTAGAGGCAAACACCAAACTTATAGAAGATTTACAAAGAGATAGAGAAGACAAAGCAGATAAAATGACGGCTGCCTTCGATAGAGAAATTGCAGCCGAAAGAAAAATCTTAGAAGAAAGAACTGAGGCACTTTCTGAAACAACAGACGCATACAAAAAAGGTTTAGAAGAAGCAACCAAAAGTGATAAACTAGAAAAGTTTAGTGGTGGTATTAACGAATTAACTGGTATTGATATACTTGGTTTTGCAGATACAGTCACTAAGAAAGTAAATGCTATCAGTGACGTAATGGGTAGTATTGGTGAAACACTTGGTGGTGGTTTCAAAGGAATGAAAGATAAGGTTGGAGGATTCTTCAGTGGAATGAAGGGTATGTTCTCCAAGAAAAGTGTTTCAAATTCCCTAGGAGATTCAAAAGAAAAAGCAACTGCAATGAAAGATGCAGTCTCAAGTGCTGGAGATAAAGTTAAAGAGAAAGTTGCCGACACTGGTGCATTAGCAGGTGGTGGTAAATCTAAGACTGGTGGATTCCTCAAATCAATTGCAAATGCAGTAAAGAAATTTGGAGATAAGAAAGTCTTAAGAGGTGCCTTAACAATGGGTGTTATGGCAGGAACAGTCGGACTTCTTGCAATAGGATTAAAACAATTTATTGGATTAGACTTTATCACAATGGGTAAAGGTCTTCTTGCACTTACTGGTTTAGCATTAGTATCCAAACTAATCGGTAAAGCAAGTAAGTCAATGTTAACGGGTTCAGTCGGTATCCTTGCACTAGGAGCTGCACTTATTCCTCTTGCATTCGGTCTTAACTTAATGAAAGATGTGGGAATGGGAACTATCGGTGTATTAGCAACTGGTATCATTGCACTCGGAGTTGCTGCCGCAGTAATGGGTATGTTCCTTCCAATGATTGCACTTGGGGCACTTGCTATCGGATTATTAGGTGCGGCACTTCTACCATTTGCATATGCAGCTAAAATAGCTTCAGAAGCTATGGGAACCTTTGTTCCAAGTATTGTTGAACTAAGTCATGTTGACGGATTGAATCTAATCGCAGTTGGTGCTGGATTAGCTGCAATTGGTGTTGGTTTAGTTGCAATGAGTGGTGGTAACCTTCTATCGAGTTTACTAGATGGTATCGGTAAACTGTTTGGTGCAAAATCTCCAATGGAAAAGGTCACTGAGTTTGCAAAAGGTCTTGAAGGTGTGGACATGGAACCTATTGTCCAACTTGGAGAGGCATTTAAACACTTAGGTGGTTCTCTAGACGTAATCAAAATGTTCAATAACCTTGACCCGAAAGGTCTTAGGAAGTTTGCAGAAAGTGTAGACGTTCTTACAGAGGCAATGATAAGACTAGACCAAGGTGTTCCTAAAGAGTTAACTTGGTGGGAAAAAATGACCCAGTTTGCTGGTAAACTAATGGGAACTTCTCAAGAAGAAAGAGTCCAAGAACAAATGGACGAGTCTGTCGATAGAATGACTAAACTCGAGGGTAAGTATAGAATCCACTATGAAGGTGGTAAAGAAGTTGGTAGAGAGTTAAGAGAAAACTATTATGATGGTCAAGAAGGAATGGACGGCCCTGCTTCGGATAGTGCAATGTCTCAAGAAATGTATCAGATAGAAATGGAACTGAAGGCAGAAAGAAATCGTTACAGTAAACTACAACTTAAAATGATTGAAAGGAATGCTCAGTATCCAGGCTTGTATAGTAAAGAACAAATCGAATTAGCAGGTGAACCTATGACTGGTCAATCTATTAAAGAACAAAGGTCATTCTCTGCAAGTGGAACGTATGGAAGTGATGGTGGTGGTAATGCATTATTACAGAATAACACTAACAATGTCAATAACGGAACTTCTTACGTATCAGTAAATGCACCAAAAGTCTTCAATGATGAATATAGTCAAGGTAGACTGAATCCAATCCAAGACGGAACTTTTTAAATAGTCTTATACTTTTCTTTACGAGGGATTACCTTCGTCTTATCTTTATGAACTTGAGTAAGTCCATGGGTAGGTGTTTTCTTATGTGCCTTGACTACAGGTTTTTTCTTGCCAAAGATTTTCTCCCAGTTATCTGAGTAAAGTTCTTCGTTTGAGTTCCGTCTTTTGGAACCCTTTCCTCCGTGCCATTGTGTCATAATTCATTACAGTAGTGGTGGTTGATAGTTCCAATAAATGTATATTGCAGCTATTACACCTAGTATCCCTATCAATGCAGAGATAATAAATTGTTTAATAATTCTCTTTTCTCTTTTTGTTCTCATCTTAATACACCATAGAAGGGGTGTCTTCTTGGTTGGTTAGCACGTTTTGCGTCCAACTTCCTTCTACGTTTTATTTCTTGGTTCTTTTGATTCCTTTTAGTATTTGGTTTCTCGTAATACTTCCTATCTCTACACTCTTGTACGATACCTTTACGTTCACAATTCTTTTTGAATCGTCTTAACATTCTATCAAACGGCTCTTCTTGTTTCGTCTTTGGATTTACTCTTGGTGTTACTGCTGTCATATTATTTGAAAAACTGTTCTAAGGATTCCTCTCTGTTTTTAATTTTATCTGAACTATATTCTAGTTCTCCTTCTTTACGAAACACTAGGACAAATTCATGAACCTTTGCAGTGTATCTTTTACTTGCACACTTACCTGCTTGTAAGGCTGCAAATATAGTATCGTTCTTCATTACAATTATATCATGTAATTTGAGACCCGACTTAATGAACATATTTATAGTGTCTGAATGAAATGGAATATACTTTCCGTCCTTTCTCCAATCACCACATACCCAAACACAAAATCCGCCTGGTTTTAAAACTCTCTCTATGTTGTTTCCACAAACTTGTATCCTTTCACTAAAGTCTTCATACTTTCGTAGGTCGGATAATTGACCTTCTGCACTTTCGTATCTTTCGATATCACCATAAGGTGGACAAGTCATAACTAGGTTTGCACTCTCATCATCTGTATGAGACATTTCACACCCGTCACTCTCTACAATATCGTAGTATCCGTCAAAGGAATGTCTTCCCATTTCCTCTCTGACTTTACTTACTGTTTCAGAAGATACGTCATAACCAACATAATCTCTTCCTAATGAAGCAGACACAAATGCACGTGTCATTCTTCCAGCAAAAGGGTCAACGATTGTATCACCAACCATAGACCAGTATTGAACAATGTTCTCACATAAACCAGCATGAAACTCTGACATCATTAAACCATTAGGAAGACGAGGACAAACTCCTCTCTTTTCTTCGTATGCAGTTAAGTATGCATCGTCCCAATTGTTCTTAGATGATTTAGTTGGTGTTATAACCGACTGAGGGTTCCAACCAAACTGGTCAATAACCCTTTCGTTTTCATTCCATGGTAGAATGTTTTTATAATATTCACTTTTCATAATAATCCTAAAAGTGTGAAGTCACCCCACGCCTTACAGCAACCCGTTCTTCACCGACCAATCCGCTTATGCTATTGACCTTTCCCTTACTAAGTATCCCCTTTTCCACGACCTTAGTGTTGTACTCGTCTTTGTCAAATTTCTCATAATGAATTAAACGAGTACCCCAATATAGAAATTAACTGTCAGAAGCTAATTTCTTAAAGTAATCCATCGCGTCGTCTTCTTCCACTTGTGGTGAAGCCTCTGCTGATGCGATTACAGGTTCCTCTGCAACAGATTCAGTGTTTACATTTGCCCAAGGCACTTCCTCTTGGTCTTCTGCAACTGATTCAGCTGTAGCAGTTGATACACTACCAGTGAGTCCGAGAACTCTATCGAGTTTCTCTTTTAGTTCGTCATAAGACTTGAACTCACTAGGTGCAATCACTTCGTTCAAAGAATAAGTAGAGTTATTTATCTCATTTAACTTATCTTCGTCATCAAAAAGTGGAGCAGGTGATTCAAACTCTGACTTGTCATAGTTCCAGTATCCGTCTACTTTTCTTATTTTGATTTTGAAGTTAGCACCTTCTCCTCTTAAATCAAAAGGATTGATTGCATTTTCGTCTTCAAACGCAGGACTGATTGCCTCTTTGAGTTGTTCAAAGATTTTTTTACCAAATCTGTATTTGAAAACTTTCCCTTCGTTGTCGGGATTCTTTGGGTCTGAAACAACATAGACATTAGAAACATAGTGAAGTCTTCTCTTCTGTTTCCTTGCAATCTCTTTGTTTGCTTCAATTCCAGTATTCCACAACTGAGAATTATATTCAGAGACAGGGTCTTGTTTATTAAGAGTCGTTAAAGACTTCTCAATATACCAACCACCTGGCCCTTGGAACCCGTGGTCGAAGTATGATACCCAAGGCATCTCTTCTCCTTCGGGGGTAGGTAAGAAACGAACCACGGCATAACCATTACCAGTTTTATCTAGTTCGGGTTTCCACATAGTGTCGTCTGAGTAGGATTTTTTTTCTCCGCCTGTTGGGGAAGCTGTTTCCATTGCAGCTCTTAATTTATCTAATGATGTTGACATTGTATTCTCCTATTGTATTGCATCGTATAGCATTTTATCATGTATAGAAACCTTAGTTCCTATACTCCTATTATAGTATATTTCTACTAATCCTACTAGAGGGTTTTTAAAATATACTTTGTATTTATGTATTCTTAGACTTTAACTTTTTATACATACTAGTGTATGTCCTTTGAAACGCTTCTATAAGCATAATTCAACCAACACCTTTTTGTACTTCTCGATATCTACAGATACAAAACTTTTGTACTTGTTTATCCTATTCTGTACATCGGGGTAGACCAAATTTTCCGAAATGAGTCGTTCCCAATCCTTAGTAAAACTAATGATTTCATCTAAGATACACATCGTCTCGAGGGATATCTTCTTACCTAAAAACTCTTTGAGTAATATAGGGTGTTGTCCGTTCTTCACTTCTAACACTTGATTGATATTCTTCTTACGTAATAAATCAGATACTTCCGTTTCAAATAGATAAGATAGTTTCTGATTTCTTCTCTTCCATTCCTTATAGACTTTAACACACTCGTTATCAAGTAAGTCTCCAGCCCATGAGTCCTTTAGAGACAAGTTTGCAATATAGAAATCTTGCAATTCTTGTTTGTGGGTTTTGAACAATTTACCAAAGTGGTATTTGTCCTTTCGTTTCAGAAATGAATTGATATCACTCTTTACTTTACCATTGTACTTTACAAAGTCATAGTCCTTAGAATGAAAGTGTAACTTTATTCCAAGATAAAGAGTGTATGCATCATATCCTTCACGACTTGTCATTAAGTGATTATCTTTTTCTCTGCTGGAACTTCGATACCACTTACTGCAGTTCTATGTGCTTCTGACACTTGGTCATTACACTTGGAAATAAAAACGTATGAACCGAATATCATTTCAGTTGGATTTATTTCACCTGTCACTGCAACACCTTTAGAGAAACCCATTCCTCCTTCGGGTGTGTTAACAATCATTTTGGGGTTTGCAAGTGTCACTGGTTTACTAGAAACCAACTCACCAACATACTCACCACTTGTAGCAACGACTGCTACTATATCACCTTTTTTCATAATTACTCCTATGATTTAGAAAAGAAACTGGTTATAGTTCCTTTTGAATTATTACCTCGGTTAATTAAGTTAAGACTAGCTGCTTCTGCCTCTAGTTTCTCTTTTAAAGGTTGAGATAGTAACCTTTTTGCAGACTCGGGTTCAACGTTGTTTAACTCACAAACCTTAACGATTGCAGACATGATATCTGCACCCCTTCCTCTGACTAATAACTTTTCTACTTGTTCTGAAAACTCTTTACGTGTAATCATATTAAAACCTTGTGTTGTATCTGTTTTCGGGGTCAACCTCATCTACCTGTAATGGTAAACCAAAGAAGTGTTCACAATCCCATGAGTCATAGTTGTTTTCCCATAACCAATCGTGTCCTTCTTCTTCGAGTTGTTCTTGCATTTCGTCTTCGTCTACTTCACTCCCTTCTGCAAGGTGGATATAATAATCACGTCCACACTCGTCAAAGGATTCTATGAATTCATTCTCTTCGAATTCACATGGTTCCATATCACCAGTTGCGTCTTCTGACATATAAGCTTCTAAGGTTTCCTTTTCTTCTTCGTTAGTTACCTTAATGATATAAGAACCACTTCTCCAAAGACATTCGATAACTACTTTATCTTCGTTGTCATTGTTCTTAAACACTTCACGTTCTGTATACGATTTTTTGAATTTAGGATATATCGTATATTCCTTTCCGACTTCAATTTCCATTGTTAATCTCCATAATGAAAGTTATCATTCCAGTCTCTAACGATACTATAGTATGCATAGTAAGTTGGACTAGTGTCGTGAACACCGAGACCACCTTTTGCATAATCAGTTGTTAGATATTCGATAAGATGGTCTGCTTTGTCTAACACTTCTTCTGTTATATCTTCCTCACTGTCAATTCCAAGATACTCTAATAGTGTGTCATATGCACTATCGTATGCTTGAGACTCAACCCACTCATCACCTTTAGAGATTATCTTATTCCAATTGAAATCTCCTTCTAAATTAAACTCTTTTACTTCACTCATTGTTATACTCCATAAACATTTCTATATCTTACTCTGAGGTCATTCAATTCGTCTACGTAATCCATTGGATTTGCACAAAATATCTGAAAGGCATTGTGTCCTTCCACTGCTACTAATGCAGTAATCTCTTCGATTGCCTGCCCCGTAAGTTCTTCTACCATAATTGCATATGCAGTCATTTGAATATACCATGGTTTTGCCATGTACTCTTCTTTATACTTTGCACTGGTTTTAAAATCTATAATACTTAACTGGTCGTCAAAGATACCAACACAATCAACACGTCCAGCCATTTGTAATACGTTTGAATATAGAGGTGCCTCAATTGCAATCGGTATAATCTCGTCTAATACTGGTTGCATTGCTTTGAACATTCCTTCTTGTAATACGTTATCAAACTCTATGTACTCTTTATCTTTTCTGAGATAGTCTTCCACTAGATTATGGAAGTTGGTTCCACGTTTAGTTGCTTGTGCAGTAATCTTATTTGCAGTCTCTTCACCTACACGTTTTCTCCACAGTTTGATATGGTCTCGTGATAGTAGACCAGTTACACTAGTGACACTTGGATAGTAAAAACTTTCATCT